AACTTACCGTCTGTTACGGTCTTTAAGTATTGCTCTAGTTCATAGTGGATAGCACCCCAACCATTCCAAGCGTAGACGTTGCCGTCAGCATCTTCTATAACTCGGATAGCTGTCTTAGAACCACCGCCCGGAACCCTCTTTTCAAGCGGGATCACACTGAGTTTGGCAAGGTCAGCTTTTGTAGGATTCTTAATCATCTGACCAGTTGGCGCAGAGTGATCCGTGTAGTCATAGGTATCATCAGTAAGCTTACGAAGATCATAGTCAATCACCTCACGTTGCTTAACAACGGGGCCATCAATCTTATCTGTCTTGGGAATGCCCTCATCAGTTTTCAGTATTTGTTTCGGACGTATCAGAGAGTTACGAAGTTTAACCATTTGAGACAGCTTATCTGAAATATCTTTTTTCTCATCCATTAGGGAGTTCAACTCAGGACGAGTAAAGTCCCTATCCTGAATCTTTTTGTTAATGGCATTGAGACGATCAGACAAACCCTGCTCGATCTGCATATGGTCAGGACTTAAGCCAGGTGGCCTAGCTCCGCCACTAGAGCTGACAGTGGGGTCAATCTTTAAGGCACCTTGGGCACCTCTGACAGCTATTGCTGCACCGGGAATCTCAAAGCCCATAGTGGCTATTTCACCACGGTCATTTGGGTTGTTCAGATCATACCCTCCTTCAGCACCGAGAGCGGTCTTACCAAACTTAGCCATTTGTTCCACGACTCCCCCAACTACCTTGCCTACAATGGGAGCAGCGTACTCGAGGAGCTTGGGCTCCCCGGCACGAGGTGTTTCTTGTATGGGGGCAGTAGCAGGCTGGTCGAGGAACTTGAGAAGTTCTTCTCGTGCTTTGGCCTTCTTGTCGTCAATGGGGTTTGCAGAGGGCTGGGTAGGTTTCTTTAATTGGCCTGCTATGAGTGCCTCAATGCGAGGATCGCGCTGTAGGACGTCCGTAGGGGCTTGTAGGGGCATTCCAGGTACAGGCATGGGTTACTCCAGACCAAAGCTGGCTTTGAACTCTCCGGCAGTCAACGGAATGGGTTTACCTTCTCCGTCAAATACAGGTTGGAATTTACCATTGATCTTCTTGGTTTTGTAGAACATTCGGAAGTTCACATCACCCGGTTCAGCCTGTTTGGCTGCTTTGAGCAGTTTATCAATGGGCATACGGGGGTTGGCTTGCAGAACGTCTGAAGCGCCCTCAGCACCCGCGAAGTGAGCCATGTGTAGTTCTTCACTCAATGGTTTACGGTCTAATTTCTTAACCATAATATCAGCATTGTCAGCAGTAAACTGTTTCATGATCTGTTCTGACTTGGCAGGATCAGTCCGCATGTCTAGAATTTCTTTGCGTGATTTACCCTGTGCCCACTCTTCATCTTGAGCAAACTGGAGCCACGTGCTGTCTATGAATTGATCCGGTCCAAGAGCAGACGAATCCAGTGTTCCATTTTCGTTACGGGGTCTGGCAGTATTGACACCACCGGACTCACGTCCACGGGCTTCCCCGAGGTATCTCGCCCATGAATCTTCAGAGTCAAACGGGTTACCTCCGCCTTTCATTCCTTGCTCCATCAGCCAGTTATCGGGCAGGTCAGGAGTGAACTCGAGCTTATCAGCAGCCAGTTTGAAGAGTTGGTCAGAGGTCGGTTCGACATTTGCTTTGGCTTTGGCGCTGAGTGCTTTGAGCATGTCAGGCATTGCGAGACCCTGGGCAATGAAGTCACGGATGTTGGACGAAGTAGATTCAAGAATATCAGACGGAATAACTTCAGTACGGTCTTTGACTTTATCAAAGAAGTCAAGGAAGTCATTTGCTAGTTTAGTATTCTTAACACTCTCATCATTGATTTGTTGAGGTAGTGCTTTCTCAGCCCAGATGGCTGCACCACTACGACCAATAGCGGGCTTACCAAAATTCGCATAAACGGTATTGTTAATTTTAGGGACGAAGAATTTCGTGTTGGGGTCATAAGTAAACTGTCCGGCCTCTAACCCTTTAGTGATCAAACCAGAAGAGAAGTTAGCAGCGGCAACAGTCAACTGACTACGGAGCAGTTCAGCATATTCGCTATCACCACCAGCAGCTTCGTATGCATCAAGATCATCAAATGCCTTGGTCTTGAAGAACTTGTCAATGGCAATACGACCATTCTCATAGTTCATCTGACTGGGACTAATGCTGTTGTTCAGCATGTAGGGGATTTGACGATAGTAGTTTTCAAAGGTAGTCAGAGTAGCTTTGCGGTCTGCATCTGTGGCAAACTTGTTAGTACGGAGTTGGGAGGACGTAACTTCAGCTTGGTCCAAGGCCATCATAACCGCAGGCACAGAGACCTTGAGGTCAGGGTTAGCGGCAGGCATCTCCAGACGGTTAGTGGCAGCAGCAATGGCTTGTGCGCTATTCTCCAGAGTGCTATCAACACCCTTGGAGAATTCATTGATGATACGTGTCATGGCTTGAGCAGTCATGCCGTCTCCACCATCACCACCAGCAATGGTAAGGATTTGGGAAGTGGACATACCGGTCAATTGGCTGACAGCCTGAATGGACGGAAAGAGTTTCTGAGAGGAGACTGCACTGTTAAGTTTCAGGTTCTCTAGCAAACGCTTCTGTTCTTCAATGGGGCGGTTGCGCAGAGCAGTGAAGAACTCTTTCTTGGCTGCAATAGCAGCGTTGAAGCGGTCTTCAGCAGCCTTGTCAAACTGAATAACATAGGGCTTACCTCCAGCCGCTTCGGTGGCCGTACCGGTAATCACATAATCATGGATGTATCCAGAGACGTTCTCAGCAAACATAGTAAGACCATCCATAGCTTGCCCGCCAATGGCATCAAGCATCTTAAGACGTTCTGGATCATTACCCGCAGCAATCAAGAGGTCATAGTAGGTACTGGCGTATGCGCGAGTCTTCTGGTCAATGTCAGAAAGCTTACCGTTAATATAACGGAGCTCCAGGGTTTTCCTTTCTTCTTCCCGTAGCGGATTAGTAAGATCCGCATTGGCTTTTGTAACTCTCAAAGCGTCTTCAACTGCTTTATCTTCAAACTGCTTTGCAAGATGTTGTTGTGATCTGCTAATACGGAGATCACGGGGATCAGTAGCTTTTGCAAGACCATTGGTCACAGCATCAGTAGCGAGTTTATCCTGGAGGTCAGCTTCAGCTTTGGCAGTCCCACGCGCGCGATCATCTTCTGCTTGCATGTTGCGGAACAGGTGATGGTCAATATTAGTCGGCAGGGCAGCCAGCATCTCATGAGCATCATTAGGGTGCTTCTGCATCATGTCGTAGTACATAGACGTCATCTTGACATCGTAAGTAACTTCATCCAAGTTGCCTGAGTCTTTGGCTTTCTGTAGGCGCTCTGCCAGTTTCCAATGAGTCTTGAACTTGTTGTTGAGATCAGTGCCCGTACCTACTTGGAAGACACCCATGGCCGCTTCATCAAGAGCTACGTTGTTAGTGGGGCCTCGTTCACGAGTAGCCGATTGATTCTGGCTAAAAGCTTTCATGAGGTTGCTGCCAAGGTCAGCAAGACCTTCCAGCGGATTGCTATACTCAGAACCGCCAATAGCCCTTGTTTGGGAGTTGGTGCTGGTCAGCGTATCGGTTAAGTTACTAGGCATTGGTTATTGCGGCCCTTCGTTATTGGAAGCTTCTTCACGTTGTTTTGCCATGTCGTCTTTTTGTTTCATTTCGATGACACGCTCGGTGACAGACTGGATGACGGTTTCTTCTGGTTTGGACATACCCACCATACGATCAACTTCATCGAGGAGGTAGGCAGGGACTACCACATTACGGTAGTGACGGATTTGTTGGCTGACATCATCTGCACGAGCATAGTCGCCAGACTTGATGGCAGTAGCCCAGTCTTGGCGGAACTTACCAATGAAATCAGTATGAGTTTTAACTTGGTCTTTACGGTTACCCAGCCAAGACATACGAGCAGTTTGTTTGGTGAACTCTTCGGGGCTGATACCGAGCATTGCCATCAGTGCGTACTGATCGGGCAAGTCTCTCATCATCACTTCACCTTTACGGTTGGTGAGGTTGCCATACTGAAGAATGTAGTAGGCTTTGTAAGCGTTGTTCAAGGTTGAGATAGAACGGGCAAACTCTTGCAGACTACCTTCCAGCAACACAGGAGGTCTATCGGGGTCTGCCATCTGGATAATGGAGTTCTCGAGAACCTTGTAGAGTGTACCGTAGAAGTTACCGATAATAGCGAGCGATGCACCACCAGCAATGTCAGCGACTGAGTCTTTGCCATAACGACCAACACCCATGATACTCGCAACCAAGTCTGTGGGCTGCATACCAATACCAGCAGATTCAGAGAACGCTGCGTCGATACTCCCACCGGAAGCAGCAAAGATTGCTGTGTCCCAGAAGCCACGATAGGCAATGCCTTCCAGCGTACCCATCTTGGGCTTATCACCGGTCTGAGCAGCAGCAAAGGCAGCAATGGGGGCAACAATGGGGAGACCATTGACACCATACATGACACCTTGGCCAAGAGCCAGACGGAACTTCTGAACGGCAGTCAGATCGGGGTTAATCAGCATCTCGTGCCAGCGGGCCATGTAGGACATGAACTGCGTGGGGATTTTAGTGAAGACGTTCTTTTGCCATGCAGCAGCAGACGCTTTGTCCATGTTAAAGGACAGCGTGGAGGCTAGGCTCTGGGTCTTTTCAATGAACAGTGGTGACTTGACATTGAGTTTGGGGAACTTCTCTTTAGTCATTCTCCAAGCCATTTGCCAAGCAACAATACGGTTGGCTTCTTCAGCAGATTCAACGAAGAACCTGGAAGCTTGGCGAGCATTGTCCACACCGTTTTTGAACATGGACATGGCAGCATTGGGCCCGGCTTCGTTCTTCATAGTAGCAAGAACGTTGAGAGTCCAGCCAGATTGTTTCATGCTCATCATCATGGCACGATAGTCTTCAGGGTTGGCAAAGCCAACTTTCTTATGCCAGCCATTCTTAATATGAATGCTGAGTTCTTTGGCGACATCTGCAGCACCCTTACGCATCATGAGATACGCAGGCACAATACCAGCCATGGCTTGCGCACCCTTGACAGTGTCAATGGAGGCAGCACCAAAGGCAGTTTGAATCTGTAGTGGCCACTGACGAGGGTTAAACAGACCCAGCGTCATGTCATAGGCAAGGCCCATGTGAGCAGCAATGGGGTTAGTTTCTTCCCACCAGCGCCCAATGTTATTAGCCAGACGTTTACCGCCAGCAGTAGGAACTTTACCCACAACCCATTCACCGAGACGACGTTGAGCCACTTGAAGGCTCATATCAATCTCAGATTGCCAACCCAGCATGCGCTTGATCACTGAACGTTGGAGTTCAGCAGCAGCAATGATTTCATGCATACCAGCAGCGTTCTGGCTTGTGAAGCGGGCTTCCAAGAAGATACGAGCAGGGTTCATGGACTCGAGACCCTTGAGGTTAAGGGCCGGACCATATGTGCTGATCCAGTTTTCGATGGCTTTGATCTTGAAGTCTTGGATAGAACCAACACGAGCAATTTGATTCATTGCATTGGTTAGTGTCCTGTAAGGATCAAGAACCTCGGCAGGCTTTTCCCAGTCGTTAATATTATTAAGGATGGGGCCCTTGCCACTCAGGAACATACGTCCTTGAGTTTGCATGTAGGTTTGAATACCAGAGAGTTCTTCACCCCAGTATTGTTCTGGAATCTTCATACGAGCGGAAGCGTATCCCGACGGAAGTTCTCTGTCAAAGACAACTTCAAACGGATGCTCAGCGCCATACTTCTTCATCCATGCAATGAAATCAACAGACGGGGGCATGGAGATGCCTTTACCCACACGAGCATTCAATGCATCTTGAACAATGGTATCCAGTTCATCATCTATCTTACCAGCTTTGACAGCGGTGCGGTAGACCTCTTGAACTTCATTAACGGCTTTGACCCAAGCTGCACCTTCTTCTTTAGTCATGGCAGCAGTCGGTGTAAATGGTGAATCAAGGAACTCATCGCCCCAAGGTTGTTTACCAGTAACCATTTTCTTAACGAAGTACTTAGCGGAGTACATACGGTGGCCCCCCTCAATGTAGGGGACCTGGATCATATCGAGCTTATTAAGTTTCATGTCACTACCTTTAACCAGCAGGAATTTGACACGACCTTTTGACCCATTGACAAAGACATCAATAGGTTCGTTGGCTCTAATAATTACGTGACCCTTACGTTGATAATCCAACAAGTCTTTTTGGGACAGGCGGGTCATCGTACCGGGTACGCGAGTAGCACCAGGGTTCTGAATGTGCACAGACCCCGTGCTGACGTTGTAGATTGTTTCTTCCGGGACTTCAGAGAGAATGCGATAGACTTTACCATTAAAGGTAGAAAGGCCTCTAACGGTAACTTTCTCAAAGCCTTCAGAGCTGAGTTTAATAACTTGCTCTACGTTGCGGAGATAGTATTCAAGATCATTAATATGCACAGCAGCTTGATAGGCAGCTACGAACTTTTCAGCGTCAGCAGCGACACCATTCTGTGTAGCATAGATGGTCCTCAGTTCGTCCACGTTGGCCCACTTGCCCTCTGTAGCAGCATGCGAGAGGAGACTACCGAGTAGGTCACGATCCGTACCAGTGATCGCGTAGAGCGACGGAGTGATCTCTTTATTAACAGCCGCAATGATCCTGGCCTTCTTGCCTTCAGACAAGAGAGCAGCACCAAAGAGTTTTTCAGAAGCAGACGTCTTACCAGAACCAATGTAGCGGGCAATGAGGTTGAACGGTCCAGCTTTCATTTTATCTGTCAGACCTTGGACGATACGGCCACCACCAAGGACTTGACCAGTTTCATCCACAGCAAAGGTGAATTTAATGGCAAAGCCCGTGTCACCATCAGGTGCGGGGATAATCTTGGCAATACCTTGACCTGCTGTATCATCTAAGGTAAGACCCATTTTCTTAAGCTCTGTCATTGCAGCTTTGTGAGTCTTAAACCAAGGATTGTTAAGGACGTTGTCATTCTTAAAAGCACGTCCGAGAACGGCAGAGCCACGGTTCAGTTCAGAACCGGCCATGATCTCAGTTTCAAGATCAACACCGACTACGTGGCGTTTGTTAGGGGACATAGGGCTCAAGGCAAAGCGCTTGAGGCGTTCAGCCCAGTCATCCATCATGACTTTCTTCTCACCGTCTGAAAGACGCTGAATGATGGCCATATCACCGATGAAATCATTGTAGAGCTTCTCACCGTTTTTCAGGCGATCTAGCATGGTCATGCCGGGAGCCAGTGAGGCGTGGACAGTGGCAGTACCATTGAGAGGCTTGGGCATGACAACAGCCACGAGCTCCTCAAAGGACATGCCGTATTTAGCAGACGCAGCAGCCACACCTTCCTTGGAGGCGGTGAGCATGAAGTTTTCTACAAGTTTAGAGAGTTTAGCAGTGGCACCGGCTTTACCCAGAGCGGTAGTAATCTTGAAGGGTGTCGTGACAGCAGTCTTGGCGATGGGCGCCAAACCAGTAACAAGGTCTACAGCATTTAATATGTCAAGATAAGTCGCAGACGGTGTGTTAAGATACTCAGACAATATCTGATTACGCAGAAGCTCGTTGGGGCCAAACCATGTATTAACGTTGTCACCAACCATCTTCACGAGTGTCTTTTGGTGTTCCGCACGTTCGTCAGCAGATGTAGAACGCAACATGGCATTCCAGTAGTTATTGACTTCTGTATTGAAACGCCCGCCCGACAGAACAGGATCGAGGAAGCCTTGTTGGCTCGGATTAGTTGTAAAGGTGCCTTCACGAGATAAGTTATCAGTAACAGGCAGGAGGAACATCAATGCGTCTGTGGCCCACAAGAACCAGTTACGGTCTTTATTGGCAACACCAGCATCTTCAATAGCACGCATCATGGATGCGCGAGTTTGTTCTATATCAATGTACCGGTCAAAGGCATTGGGAGTTTCTTTGTCCATGAGCATGAGCTCAGCTTTGACATCATCTCCGCTGGCACGCAGCGTGGCGATAGTTTCAGCAAACTTACGTTCTGACTCTTCTTTGGCCGTACGGTTGGCGCGTTCTTGAATGCTAGCCATACGCGCTTGACGTGCGAGGATAGCAGCTTCATCTGGTACTTCAGGATTAAAGTTATAGGCCTTCTCAACTTCATTGTTGAGGGCTTCATTCTCAGCAGCCTGACGCAACATGTTGTCACCAAGGCTACGAATGGAAGCCTCGTTGACTTTACGAGTCTGCTCCATGAGAGCCATGACATCATCAAAGTTGTCACCACCCTTGGTGGCGTCCAAGACATCGCCAAGACTGTGCATATAAGAACGACGCCGAGTAGCGTCTTCATCTGGTACTTCAGGATTTGCCTCTACAGCAACTAAGCCATCGAGCGGAGTGCCTTCTGGCTTAGGGGTAAAGGTTTCAGTTAATACATCTGGAGTTTCAGGTTGAACAGGGGTAGGGGCTCCAGGCAGAGGAAGTTGAATCGTGCCGTTAGGCTGAGGAGTTTGGGGTTCCATGTATTAACTTATCCTAAATCTGAGGAGCCACGGCATTAGGATCGGCGGGAGGTTTTTGACCATATCCTCCAGCCGCAAATGACATGGCCATATTGGAGACAGCACCAAAGGCAGCAGCACGGGAGCTAGCAGCAGCAGCTTTATCCATAAAATTGCCAGCCATCTTATTGGCTGTTTGTTGAGTATCTAACCAGTGCACATTGGAGTTGGCTTGAGAAGTAATCGAGCCCAACCCACCTTGAGATGAACCACCAGCGACACCTTGGTTATTGGCATTCTGTTCAGATGTAGCACGAGCAATCATGCCCTGACGGATAGCATCACGCTTCTCACGAGCAGCCCGTAGGTTGTCAGCTTCTCGCTGAATGGCCGTGGCCTTTTTTTGTTGCTTTTGAGCGTTGATCCCACTGACTACGGAAGCAGTACCTGTGGTAGCTGCAAGAGCCAGGGTCATAAAAAGGATATCGTCAATGCCAAAGAATAATGGTAAAAACATTAGGGTGCCGTATTTCCTGTATAAAAGACTTGCCAACCGAGAAGATCGAAGTTCTTGCCGGCTTCATCACATTCAAACCTAAACTGAATGGCGCGACCATGACCTCTAACCTTGTTCCTAGTTGTAACAACGTTAAAACCTGTGTTGAGTGTTAAGTTGCTAGGATCAACAAAAGGCACTCTAATTAATTTGTATACTTGTATTTTAGTAGACCATCTATTAGATGCAGTCGTGTTGGACCAATCCCATTTAGTTGTTAGGTAGCACGAAGAGGGTTTATCTACTGTGTAGTCAGTACCATCCAGTACAAAAGCTTCTTCTGTTTGACGGAAGAACGGCTGTATCGTCGTAATGCTTTTATTGCGTACTGCATCCTCTAGTATTTCATAACCAGTTTCTACGAAAGAGTTATAGGTAATACCAGTAGAAGTGAATACCTCCCAGTCTACATAGTTAGTATTATTAAAGTTACTAATAGTAAACTGATAGTCAGCGAGGACGGGTACTGCAGTAATATACTGAATAAAAGTATCTTTGGCCGTAATTGTATTAGCCTGAATTGTTACCAACTCTGTATCAATGTAGACTTGGTTCTCATCAATATACATCACATCAAAGTTAGCTACACGATTAATATCGGAGCTAACATAGATTCCTGTCAGTGCAGGAATGGTACCACTGTAGTCCAAGGTCCAGGGGAAGAAGGATTCAGTAATAATATTGAAGTTAATAAATTTATTGTAGAAGTGAGTATTGCCCACATCTGAAGTTGCATACATCCAATGGATTGTATTAGTACCATAATCAAAGACACCCTTCACGTTCTTCCGAACAGTCGAAGGGATGTTTTTAACTAGTCTATCAATTGTATTCTCAGTTAAGTTAGTAGAATTGAATTGGCCTGAAATAGCACCAAACATACCAGATTGTTGTTCAATACGTTGGATACCAGTCTTGGACCACCAATAGATGTGGTTAGTGGTATCAACTACTGAATAGGGTGCATCGGTTCCGATAGAGGATACTTTAGTGATCTTATAATCAGTAGCAGAGAAACCACCTTTTTCACCACCAGCAATAAACCAAACACCATTATTTGCAAAAACCATTATACCATTAGAAACTTCTTTAGTCAAGACAATTTGATCTGCAGCAGGGACTGGAATCACGCCACCATCATTATCCAAGAGATCACTAATATCTTCACTAGTGGGATCGTTGTCTTGGAAGCAGAGTCCAACTTTGTGTTTCTCGGAGAGAATCTGAGAGAAGTAAACGGTGTTTTTATGTCCATAGAATACACGGCCAGCGGCGAAGCAAAGAGAGGAGGGACGAGTTGCTTCTTGTTTAACGGCTAAGCCTGCAATGCCGGAAGCTGCGGCACGGTCTTTATTAAAAGCATTAAGGATGAAGTGGCCACGAGGAGCACGAGAGTTACCAACGTGGACCTTGTTCAGAAGTGTGGGGCTGAAGTCTCCTGGCTGGTAGTTCTTATCAGCAATTTCGACTTTACCCAGGAACCACTGTTTGTTGTTGCCAGGGTACTTCCCAATAATGTCTTTGTATTTTTCAATGACATCTACAGTGCCGGGAGAGTAGGTGACGCTCTTGTATTTACCGAAGAGAGTGACTACAGTCTTGGTCTGGGTGTTAACGGATACCCAACCTTGGTTCTGCAAATTGTACTTGTGCGTATCAGCTAGCGTACTGATCTCTTCATCCACGCCCAGGTCATCATCAACACCATCAAAGTCACGAATCATGATGTTGACGGGTTCAACAGTGATGTCATCCGTCATCGCATCATATTCCACAATCAAGGGTTCGATTGCAGAAGAGACAATAAACAGATAGCCTTTGCCCGAAGTCATTTGAACTGGGGCAAACTCAGGGGAGGGATAGCCCGCAACAAAGTAGGGGCTCAAATCAATACTAAAGGATTTAAAAGCAGTCGATACAGGATTACCAGATACATCATAGAAATAGATAGTACTATTGACCTGATGGCATAGGAAGTCCAGGCCCTCTACGTCATTGGCGTTTCTCCAGACGAATTCGATGAGTGCCGCGTCGGGGGCAGTGTTCTGTGCAATAGAATAAGAGGACAACTGATAGTCGTCCTCAAAATCCATACCGAGTCTGCGAGACCTATTACCTGCCACGTAGATCAAGCAGTTATCTTCATCGTAAGAGGTATTAGGTGGAAAGGTTAATGGGCTGGCTTCGGTGACCAGTCCTTTAAGAAATGTATTGTAGAGTTTGTTGGTCTGGGCTTGGGGCATCCGGGGTACCGTGCGTATCCTCTGTTATTTCGTTCTAACCAATTGGTTAACTGTTGTTCGGCTTGTCTAAAAGAAGTAAAGAGACCCTTTAATTGTTCTACCTGTATTCGGTGTCTATACCCGCTTATTCGCCACCTACCTTGCGTAGTCTGCTTGATCCTGAATTCCCGGAAGTCGTCGGACATATAGATGGGATCAAAAGTATGGCGATGTTTATGGTAACGAATGCAGGTGAGTTCTGTAGGTGTTAAAGGATCATTCTTTTGTTGTATTCTCTTTTTAACGACCCACCGAAGATGATACATGTCTTTTTCTTCCGAAGTCGAGAACTGCGTCTTCAGCGCCAAGTTTGCGATTCCTATTATTGAAGTGGCGTACATATTGTTGGCGAACCCGCATTTGATCTACAGGGCTGCCAGTTTGGTTCCAATATACCATAGCAGCTTGTGCGGCTTCAGCAAGTAACTGGGGGAAGTGTTTGGCGGGAAGATCAGGCACAAAAGAATCCGTCATGGACCAAGTAGGGATAGTCTGCCCAAAGGCTCTTACTTTCGATTCTTGGAGGGTATCATCCACACTAGAATCATATGAATCAAATACAACATGTACATCATCGAATAGCGTATACCATTGTGGGTGTTTATCGGAATAAACTGTCAAATACGAACCACTGTAGTCTTGTACAATAAGAGGATTATTGGAGTCTTGATAGTCGGATATCCGCATAATAAATTGTTCAGGAGTCAGGTAGACAACTTCTTCGTAAATGGGTTCAAGCGCCGTGCCTGTGTTGTACTGTATCCATTTGAAGTTATCTACATTGTCAGGAACCTTCATGTGTGTAGGTTTTGCCGTGTCACCAGAAGACTCAAGAGGAATCAGATTATATTGATACGGTAATTCAATATTACCAATCATGGCATAGAAAGTGTTCTTAATCTCATTGGCAATTTGTTGAGATTGTACGGTGTCTCCAATGGAGTTGACTTCATCAGAGTTCATTTTATTGAGAATCTGTTGAGTCAGTTCAAGCAGAGTCATTTTCATGGTATGTACGCGCCTCCGCTAGTTCTTGTTACAATTATTTCAATATTTACTATTGCACTTCTACCTGCACTATCCGTAGCCGTACCAGTGAGAATGCCGGTTGCTCGGTCCCCATCATAGACTACCGTAGAATATGTAACATTTGTCGTATCTGCTGCGGGGCTTACTGGAGCCAGATTAAACTGATCATCACTCCAAGTGTAGGTAACTGCACCAATAGCTCCGGTGGGAGTCATGACAAAGTTGGTACTCAGAGTACCCGAAGTACTGCCTACGTCTTCTGTCCAACTTGTTGGGGTAGCAGAAACGGAGAAAGCAGCTGTGGTCGCACTGGCTGGATGAAGGATTGCACTAAACAATTCCTGGCCCCACGGCAAACCATGTATCAGATGCCTCCTTAATGAGCGTCACAACGCCACCAGCAGCGATTGTGCCGTCAGCGCTAGTGGTACTGCCATTAATGTACAAGGCCACTCCTAGGCCACGTGTAAGCGTTATAGCGCCTGCTCCAAAAGCATTGCGGATAGTGTACTGGGTGCCCACCGGATGTGCAATGGAAGATTCAGGGTTAATGATGTAGGCATGAGCAGCAGCATCAGTGTGGTATACGATTGTTGGGGTTGTAGGAACTGGCAAGAAATAGTCGGCATTCTGCAAGCTGATAGAATACAGATAAAAGCGAGTATCGTCCCCTGCAGCTACCGTTCCAGCAGCGGTGCCTACATTTTTAGTAGAAGCATCACCCAGTAGAAGCGTATTACGAATGTCTCCGACTGTCGCATCATCGAGAATAGTCCGAGCAGCCGTAGTCACGACTGAAGAATCTAATGACCATACAGTACCTGAACTTGATACGACAACATCCCCTTTGTCCCCATCAGTGACGGAACCAGAAGGACCTTGGATACCTTGTGGGCCTTGGATTCCATCCACTACATCAATAAGACGAACAGCGTCGTTGTCATCTACGGGGGCACCAAGGTTAAGAAGACGGTTAGAATTTAAATCAATATTAGCATTCATAGTATTAGGGGTCTGGCCATTACGTGCCAGAACTTGCTCACTGAAAGTCTCCAGTGTCGCAGCCCACTCGTTAAGAGCTTGAATAGCGGACTCTTGATTTGTTAACGAGGTAAGGCGTGGTAGAGTAACCTTAGTCATTTAGTGAAACACCTTCCTCATGAGTAAGTCCGAGAGGCTTCTAACCTGTTCGGCTAAATTTTTAATTTGTTCTTCCATACGGATCACGGCTTCTTTTGTGTCATTGTGGGTCAGCATTTGTTGCTCCAACGTGGTTACACGTGAGCGTAAACTTGGAATTTCTTCAACGTCGGTAACTTTCTTTTTGATTGTCGAGAGAATAAACCAACCAAATACAGCACCGCCTCCGCCAACGATACCCAAAGTAGATAATAAGTCGACTATAGGGTCGTGCATATTAGGTGACATCCATCAGGATTGTGACACTAGCGCGACAAGCAGTTGTAGAGCCACCATCAGTAATTACTTCAATGGGTGCGCCGGAAGCAACAGTATTCGCACCAGAAGGTGTCGAACTAAATGTAGTACCCGCAGCGGAACCTGTATAGGTAGCCGTGATGTTACCTCCAGTAACAGCAATACCACTAATCTCAAAAGACACAACAGCGTCAGCGACAGAAATGGCATTATCAAGCGTTACATAGGCTTTATAAATTTTACCAAGAATAGGGTTGGTCACATAGTAGGAGCCAGCAGTAGAGAGATCAGGGATAGAAACATTCAACGTAACAAAGTTACGGTTATTAATAGCAGTAACGGGATTACTCCAAGCACCGGAGCCAGTACCGTCTGCTACGTAGACTTGACCAGAAGCAGCAGTAGAGATGCCTTTTGGTTCATGTCGTTTGCCATCAGGGGCGTCTTTATGCTGAATACCACCAGCCATTTATATTCTCCTAGGAGGTTGTGGAGGGGCTGTTACACCCCTCCATAATCTTAGTTAGCGATTTCGAGATACAGACGGAACTTACCGGCTGTGAACGTGCCAGTGCACGTAACACCCAGGTAAGAATCAGCCGTGATACCCACAGTACCGCTCGTCTGAGAAACGAGAGCACCCGTGCAGGTCATCTTTTCGCCAACGGTACCGATGTTAGCAATAACACCTTCCGTAGTCGTCATGATGCCCGTAGCGCTGATGGCGGAGCCAGCAACGTCATAGGTACCAATCGAGAAGCTCGTGCCACCAACACCGACTTCCGTACCAACGGCGAATGCACGAAGGATCGAAGCACCAGCGGGGATATAAGCTTCTCCCGTGGTGAAACCATCACGCGTACCGTCGTTGTTCAGGTCAACGGGGTAGTAGACAGAACCAGCGGTAACCAGTTCAAGGTCAACATCCATAACGATCCATTTGACGGGACCATCGCAGAGAACAGCGCGAGCGCGGTTCACATACGGGGAGTTGAACTTCTGATAGTCGCCTTGCATTTGGACGGTCAGACCGTCTTTATTTTGGATAATACCGGGACTCGGCATGTTATCATTCTCCTTTAAATATTACTACCAGATCGAGCCGGTACCAGTGAGAACGGTAACGAAGTTCTCCGGGTAGAACAGTTTAGCACCGTAACGAGCCGTCACGACGTACTCTTCACGCTGCAGTTTATAGTCATAGCCCGAATCAACTTTGGGCATTTGACGCCATGCACCGACCCAAGGCGGACAGTTGGAAGCGCCGGAGAAGAACAGGTTACCAACAGCGTTAGTACCCGAAGCAACACCATCGATCGTTTCCGACGTACCGGTTTGACTCGTGCCGCAGAGCGGGAGGAAGTTCGATTCGTAAACGTCGAAGCCGAACACTTTCTTGACCCAACGGAAGCCCGAGGACATACCCGACTGCATCATGTCGCTCATCGTGCCATCAGAGTAGTTGATGAAGTTCGGATGAGTTTCAATGACAGCGGCCTGGACCGGATCAACAATAGCGATCAGGTTCGTCAGGGGCACATTGGCTTTGCGCAGCGAGTAGCGAGCGCGCGAGAAGTCTTCCGGCGACAGGACACGTTGAGTGGCCGAGGTCGTCGTGCGGGTGTCCATACCAACCCAACGGTGAGCAGCACCATTGTAGCTGTTCAGGTTGGCAACGGTTTGACCGTTGGCAGTACCCGGCTGGCCTTGCTTGAAGATGAAGTTTTCAACTTCTTCGCTCAGAGCGCGCGACTGTTCCGGCACGAATTTGGCTTCGAGTTGAGCCGCATAGTGCAGGTCTTGACGGGCTTTCTGGGTGATGTAGGTACCAGCGCCTTTGTATTCCGTGATCGAGAACTGGAAGTTACCAGTGTCGAGCGACTGGAATTGGATCGGCGTATCTTCCGAGTAATCGAAGATGTTGAGCTGACCAATCGAAGGCATGTTAAACGTATCGCCATCGGAGAACTCAGAGTTCATCCATTTGACATACTTGGAGGCCATACGCATGTCGTCCGTGAGGACTTCCTTCATTTGGTCCGTCCAAACGCTCGAGCGAACGAGCTGGGCCATATTGGCCGTGGTACTACCAGTACCGAGAGTCATAGTTATCTCCTAAATTAAAATTATGCTAAACCAGCGGCTTTCATGGCCTTTGCCATGATCGCATTCTGCACTTCTTGTGTATTATACTTGTTGCGGTCTTTTTGCAGGATATCACGATATTCTGATTGGACATCAACAGGTTTAGGGTCACTTAGACCAGTGCGGATATTACCCGTGGTCGGGGCTGTATTTACGTATCGCGTAGCTTGAGCTTCGATACCAAACAGCTTGTAGAACGCCGTAGGAGAGTTAATAGCAATTGCATCCAGTGCTTCAATAGGCATTCCAAGTTCTCTAGCTTTAAGGGCCATTTCAGACTTGGCTTTCTCTGGCGTACCAAAGGTATTGAGCAGAGTAGACGAGACTTCAGCCTTAGCTTGTTCTTGTCGTTCTTTAACTGCTTTCTCTTTGAGGAGTTTATCAAGAGTTTGTTCGAGCGTCACATTATCAAGAACGCTGGGCGTGGGCTGGCTGGTCGGCTCAGGTTGGCTCGGCGGAGTTTGGACAGTGCTCTGGGTATTGTTAGTGCGAAGTTGTTCAAAGAATGACTCACTACGAACCTTGGCTTCAGCTTCAAGCTTTTGGATGTGTGCCTCTTTGTGAGCAAGAGCTTTAACCATTTCACTTGGATCGTTTTTATAGCGTTCCGAAATGGCAGAGAAATCCGGCTCAACTTCGATATTGTCAAACATATTGGTCATATGTGTAGTTAGTCCTTTTTAATTCGATTCTCTTTTGTCAAGAGTAGTATGTATTTTAAGGCGCGAATGTAGCCTTCTCGGTCTGCAGCCTTATAGGCCCAAGAAGGTGAGTCGTAATCATTAGTAGAGATACGCTCGGTCTCTTCAATCTTATTCTTAACTACCGTTTCCAGACGGTTAAGAAGAAATCTAGAATTTTTGAGAGTCGCTTCGAGATGCGCGGCTTCATCGGCAGTAAGACCTTTGTCCCAATCGGTTATCATTGCGGGGGCATAGCCATTGTAGCAGGTTGTGCAGCTTGGCTACCTTGTGGTCCCGGAGGTGCTCCAGGAATCTGGTTGGCAGGTGTTCCCTTATCCATGAGGATTTGCTGACCAGTAGACTGCATTTCTTGCGTCTCAATCGACTCCATAACACGGATGTTATCTTCGACGAGATCATAATGTTCAAAACCAAGCAGGGTTTCAATGAGATCAGCCATACGTTTACCAGAGAAGTGAACATTGACAGATGGGTCTTGGTAAAGAGCAGAAGCAGACAGTTGGGTCAGGTTCTGCAGCATGTTAGCATTACGAGCAAAACGACGAGCACCAATGGGACGGAGCTTACCAACAGCCACGATATCATCACGGGTAACCGTGAGGAACGAATCAAAGTTAAAGTCTTCGTCTTCTACGCGAATGGTCTCAGCAAGACCAATGTTACGGCGAGCAGCTTCAAACATGGCATTCAGCGCGGGTTCCATGAAGACTTCTTCAAAGTACGCTGTTTTGTTAATAAAGACCTTGTTGCGGGCTTGGTCCATGATCTGGACCTCGTAGGCAGTCTTCTCACCAGGAGTGCGGAAACCAGTGGACTCAGCAGGAGCGCCAGCCATCATTTCCATTTTCTGTTCATACATGGCAATCTGCGTATCGAGGTGCAGAATTGTTGAGTCAGGGTGCATGAACTCTACATCACCTTCCTCGGAGACATAGATACGCTCGTTAGGTCCATAATTGAAATGCTCAACCGCCCCTTTGATTTTGAGGACAGGTTGGACAATCATGTCCATGCCGTCAGCCTTAGTATTTTCCAAGTGGTTAATGCGATACTGCATCCCCACAATGTTATCAAGCGGACCCATAGCGTAAAGGTTGTCCGGCCTGACTCTCCAACCAGCATGGAAGAACGGGGCCTTCCCAAACCAATTGTTTAATTCTACTTTGCGAATAATGTAGCAGCGATCAACCACAGTGATGCAGTGATTACGATAAAGTTTATCTTCATCTTTGTCATAAATATCTCCGTAGAAGTCTAATAGTTCTACGGTGTCTGAATTCAGATACTCTTCCCAAGAACTAAAACCATCAACCTCAAACTGGGAGTTCTTGTCTACTTGACCCATTGAAGTAGTAGCTTTTTTACGAAGAGCTGTGACTTTCTTAAACACATCTTCGAGATAGGCTTTCTCCGGGTTATCTTCGATCATTGCACGAAGATCGCCCAAAGTCATCAGGGATCGGATAATTTTAGGAGTATCTTCAAATCGAGCAGCAGTAGGATCAAACACGATATCTTCAGGGCTAATGCGAACCAGTCGAGGCCCCACATAGACTTGGTGTGTTTCACCCGAGTTCTCATTTTTTACTTTCTGGTTTCGGTATTCAATAGTGGCAAAACAATTACCATAATCAATAAAGTCCAGAATACACTTGTTGAGTTCAACATTGAATTTGCTCTGACGGAGTTTGTTACGCATATACGCCGTGATGACGTTACGTTTTTCTTTGGTTTGGCTAGATTCGTCATCGCCCTCCCATGTGATAGCATTATCATTGGGGTAAAGGGCGGCGATGTAGTTAGCATAGAGTACATCACGAATCTGACAGATTTTTGGAATGTGAACAGAGTTCTTCCAAGGGAGGTTACCCATGGAGGTCGTGCGAGTATCCGTAGCGAAGATGTAGTTACGAAGTTCTTTTACAATCTGCTTCCAACCACTACGACGGGACTCCCATTCGACAAAGCGCATGGCAATGTTGTTTGCCAGACGATCACCATCAGCCCATTCCTGAAAATCAATTGTTTCGCTCATCTACCGCCTAAGCCTCCAAACCGAGGATGGCCAGATAATTGGAATATGTTTGTGTCAATGTTACTCGCTATATTTCTTGAGGGGGCTACTGCGTATTGCATGGCATTAGCCACAGCGTCTTTGCAGTCATCGTGAGGAGGGAACTGAAGAACCAGCTCATCTTCCAGTGTTTGGATATTGCCGTGTCTAGCATGCCAGACGTGGTTGTTCATGTAACGGGGGTCAAGGATAGCCTTGAGACGTTCTTGCTTAGTACCATCGTGTTTAGTCGGTTTGACCTCTTCGATGGAGAGCATAATGCCATTGGGCTTCAGGTAGGATTCTTTAAGTTCATTAATAAGGGGGACTGCACCCGAAACGGCTTCAGCAATTAGCTTTTTGAAGTCCCATTTACGATGTAATTCAAGTAGGTGTTCAAAGTGCTCTTTAATGGACCGGGTCTTGTACCTGTCCACTTCCAGAACGTAGTAATTGCGGTCCGAGTCAATCCCAACAATAGCAATAGCCGTATAGTCTGAGCGGATAGATAGAGTGTAACTAAAGTCAACAGCGGCAGTAATATTAATACGTTTACCATTTATATACCAATAACCAGCAGAGTGTTTTAAATGAAGGGGGTCAAAATATTGGAAGTATGACCTAGAGATAGCACCTTCAGTTGCGGCATTGGGCTTGTTGTAGTACTGAGCAAAAAATTGGGTTTTGTCTAAGTACTTGGCAAATTTAGTCTGCCAAATCTTCTGATCAAATCCATACCATTTGCCGTCTTCACGCTGTTGACGGGGCCACAGGAATTGACCTGTGCCATCACCACGATCTTCTACTTCACGTTCAAATACTTCATAGACGGGTTCCTTATCTAGTTCATTACCTTCGTCGTCGAAGATACTGACAGTCATGGTCAGCATTTCGTTATAGAGGTCTTTAGGGTGGTAACGGGTACCAACAACTACTTCACGGGCCTCAGCGCCTTCGATAGACGCAAGGAACGAGTATTGGCGGGCAACCTTGGAGCGCCCTTCTTCAGTATAAGCATTGTCTCCGGTGACTACGTCATCAAGAACAGCAATGTCAAAGTGAAGACCAACGATAGAAGTGGTTAGACCGGCGACCATTATTGAGGGATCACGGATGCCTTCTTCCGCACGCTTAGGGTGGTCTACGGCAATTTCCGTAGTGGTCCACCGTTTACGCTTACCTTCTTCTTCATTGATCATTTCAGGCCAATAACGCCTATAGATCGATGAAGTCATAATGTCTTTAATGAAACCGAGTTGTTTTTCGGCCAGAGTCGATGTGTTAGAAATATATAGAATACGTTTAGTCGGGTCTTTAGTAAGTTCCCAGATGGCCAAGAAAGCCGCATAACGGGACTTACAATGATCTCGGGGCAGGAGGATAAGTTGGTGGTCCGAGCGACTGGACCGGGTCATCCATTGGCACAGTTCCTGGTGGATCATACCAAAGACGTTCTTAGGCACTACCAAACGAATAAAGTACTCGAGATTGGCTTCAGCAGCCTCTCGAGTTTCCCGAATTTTGCGTTCGGATTCCGTCTCTTCTGTTTTAGTAGTAGTCCTAGCCACTATTTCTTCTTTTTTCTTTTCTTAGCACGATGACCATTAGCGGTCCGGTCGTAGCTTCGATTCTTTGTCTGGGATTGATGTTCTAGATTGCTGGACGACTGGTTAAAACTATTGTTGTCCTTGTGAGCCACATCTAGGCCATCTCCCGGATGATCCCAACCTTCTCGCTGGGCTTTGCGTCGAGCGTGGTTATTACGGGCTCTGCGCTTTTTGGATGCTGGCTTAGCCGCATATTTTTTGTCAGCTCTAGTTTGAGCTGGAGTTCTTTTTGGCATTAGGGTGTCATCTTTTGAATTTGAGAAGCTGTAAGGGAGCTTGTAAAGATGCCTACTTTACGAATGTACCCAGTAAACAGCGCTGTGGCCGCCGGACTATTTCCAATAAGCAATCGAGTAGGGTTGGCGCCAATGGTTACAGAAGTATCCGCAGAGGGCGTGGTGCCGTTTACAGAGTATTGCGAATTGTTAGATTCAATACGCACAGCCGCTTTGTGAATAGTGTTTAACGTGTCTGTAATACCACTTCCGTAAGATAGTTGTATTACTGATGCTGTGTATTTTTCGACCCTGATTGCATCGGTACTAGAGATGTAGACAGTGGTATACTCTGCGGTTGTGCCGTCATCAATAGTAATAACCCTAGCATTTGCCCCAGAATCCACAGTTCTTACAAACTCTATGTAATATGTAAATGGGTGAGCAAGTGTAATAGGGATGTCGAGGACGTTAGCAGCACTAGAGATTGCATGCCCATTGCTGGATAGTGCCAGTGTACCAGAAGTTAAGGTGACACCAGCAGTAATAGTGTCAACATCTACGTTGTTAAAGATGGCACGGTCACGCGTGAAGTCAAACCAGTAGTTAGGAATAGGGCCTCTTAATTCTGTGGCAGCTTGTTGAAAGAGCGTAGAACCAGAACTACCCGCGAGACGCGAGTTGTTAATTAGACCAACTTCTCCCACAGAATTAAGTAGCATTATTAGTATCCAACAGGTGTGATAATCAGCGAGCCAGCACCAGAGTCTTGAATAACAGCAACCTTATCATTCGGAATCCACTTGATCGTAATCATCGTGTTAGCCGGAAGATATTGATTTCCGCTAGTCGTGGCGACTGCAGTGGGGGCCAGACCAAATTTGAGCCAGCAATTGGTAGTTGAGACCAACATGATCTCATTAACAATCATTGCGGCAGACAGAGCTGAAGCACCAGAGACGGCGACAACAACGCTATTTGGGAGATCAAGTTTACGAGTGTTGTCGCTAGCCATTAGACAGCAGCCGAGAACGGAGTGGCTTCAACGCCAGTACCAACCACAACACCGCGAACAGCCCAGTAACCGGCAGCGATATCTTTGACGAAGAGACGTTCGCCAATGGCAACCGATCCGGTCGTGGTACGGTTGAGGGTAATGGTATCCGAACGAGTCGTAGTGGCGCCAGTCGTGCCAAACGTGGTGGACGAACCATCAGCATTATCAACAACGGTCAGGGCACCCGTGAAATACGTGGTAGCATCCGGAACTTTAACGATATGCGAGTTGGACGTAGCAATCACCGAAGTGGCAATTTCATATTCAATGTTGGAGCCAGTAGCCGTAGGCAGAGTGACAGTCGAACCAGTGGCGGTATCGAGTAGAATCGTCTTGCCCGCGTGCAGGTTATTCGAGAGCGTGAGAGCGGTACCAGCTGAGACTCGGTCTGTTTGCCAGTAGCCACCAGCGCGATCAATCAGCTTGTCATCAATTTCATTATAGCGTGTGCGTGAATCAAAGGCCATTAGTTATTTCTTTCCTCCTTGGACGACAGTTAAGCCTGTCATACGGTTAAAATCTTCATTTAATACGTCGATAGCTTTTACTTGTCGTTTAAGCTCGCCAGAGACCTCTTCTTTTGATGGTCTCCCACGTTTGGCCCCTGCACCCTCTAGATACTCTCCGTTGGCCAAATACTTGGCTGCATTGAGTGATTGGGCGGAACCTTCCTCTGAGATTTCTTGAATGCGCTTGAGGGCTTCAGATTTGATTCTGGCTCTCAGTTCATTTTGCCAGTCATCCCAGGAATTCTTAAACCAGCCTTGAGTCAATAGATTTTCAAGACGGGCGTAGGATTCTAGGTACTTTTCAGCAAACTTAAATCCAGTGGGGTCGTTCAGTTCCAAGAACTTCTCTCGAAGTTCAGGTAAATCTTTTTTTAAATATAGTCGCATGTTAGACCGGAGTATTGACTAGGGTGCCCGCACCATCAACCCAAGTGGATGTATCAACAGCGCCAACTGCCCAGACGGGTTTGTTAACGGTAGAATTCCAAACTTGAGTGCCGGCAGTTTTTTGAGATGTGTTGACAACGTGTGTTTTGTCGTTGAGCTGAGTGCTGGTGAATGAAATATTGTGAATACGCTTCTGAGCATCAACAATTGTAGTTCCGTACATGTTGAGTCCGACAGAATAGATCAGACCCATGACTTCCGTTATTGTGGTTGAGCCATCTGGGCACAGGAAGAAGTAACGTCCTGCGGCCATATCGGTGCTGCTAGGGGAAGCAGTACGAATAAAGACGGTATCACGAGCAGCTTCGCGCATGGAACCAGAAGCCTGGGCCAGCCAGATGTGCCGACCTACTTCATCGTATTGGACAGCGTTAGCTGGGACAGCCGCGGTACCACGGGCTTTTTGCATACCATGAGCAGCACACGAGGCATCGTTTGAGTATTTAGCGATACTGTCTGTGATGGCTGCATCAGCGACCATATAACGAGAAAGGGTAGTTGCACCCGAAGCAGACTGAGACAGGTTACCCGTTACGTTCAAGGCAGCGGAAATCTGTACGGCCCTGTCAAGAGTCCAAGTACCAGCGGCGTTGGATTCCAAACCACGTTTAACGTTGGCAGACATGGCCGGTTGAGTCGCGTATCCGATGTAGGTGTTACCCACGTCGTGCGTAACAAGAGTACCCGTAGATGTCCACGTAAGGACACCTGAGAGGTTTTGAACGTGACGGAAGTTGTTACCAGTGACAGCAATTTCGAGACCTGCCACAGCAGAAGAGAACTCTGCGAGTTTGATTACTTCAGTACCGTTAAGAGCCGTTCGTGCACAGAAGATGTCGTTGCCGACGATTGGGCTGGAACCCCAACCTGCTGTAGCAAATTCCATCTTGAGGCCGATAAGGGTGCCAGCGGTTGCTGTAGAACCTTCAGACGTGATGTCAATGTGGTTACCGATAACGCGAGTACCGGCACAGAGTTGAAGGTACAGGTTGCCGAGGCCATCAGCCGAGTAGATTTGGTTGGCAATAAACTGAGCACCGGCGGAACGTTCGCTACGGATGTTCCAGGTGCCGTTGATCTTACCATTGCCCCAGATGTTGCAGTTCTTGACTTCCCAGTCTGACATTTTGCTGGAGTGGTCTTTGATGTACAGACCTTCCGAGCCGCAATCAAGGAACGTGCATTTGTCAAAGATGTTGTTGGCCATGTTGCCCGATGCACCAAGAGTGCCATCGCTGTTGGCAGCAGTGAGAAGAAGGCCATACCTGCGGGCCGACCAGACTTGAACGTTGGTCAGACGAGATTGATAGGTTTTGAGAACAAAGGCATCGCAGTCAACGGTTTGGTTTGTGCGGTTGCCGTCGATACGGAAGTTAGAGAACTCAGAGCCATAGGCTGCCCAAGAGGTGTTGGTGATGTAGTGGGAGCTGGCAAGGACAAAGGTGTTGGCGTTGTTAGGGAGCTTGAGGATGGACTTGTCGTGTTCCACACCTTCAATGGCGGTATCTTGCGGAAGGCTGAGTGCTTTGCAGTAGATGGTAGCAGCGGGGAGCATGAGCTTACCACCGGAGGCAGCGTCGAGGGCTGCTTGCATTTGAGTGGATTGGTCTGCGACAGAGGCAATGTCTACGTAGTCTGCTGCATAGACAATCTTGGAGCGCGTGGTCATGGACTCGATATTGTCGATCCATTCAGAGGCCGTCTTGGTGACTGCCGTGCCCGAGGTGATATTCTGACTGGAGAAGTCAATGGTGACTTCCAGATCGGTTACCAGTGAATCAACATACTGCTTGGTAGCGGCGTTGGAGGGCCCAGTGGGGGTGCCCAGGTTGATGAGCTGATTGGAGTTCATGTCCAAATCAACTTCCATGGTACCGCCAGCGGACTCGGAGACGGTATCGGCAAAGCCGGCTTCAATGGCGTCGAAGTTGCTATTCATCTTTGTGGCGGATGTATAGGCAGATTCGATGTTATCAAGGGTGACGGGAGTGGCCAGGGGGATAATCCTTTATAATAATATTATATATACATTTAATAATTAGTTAGTTATATACTATTGTATATATACAGTTCTTCTATAAGAGATATTATACAATATTCTTTAACACTTGTCAACAATTATTTTTATATATTTTTATTTTATTTATAAAACATGTCAGCGAGCCCGCAGGGCGAGCTCACCCCCGCCGGGTTAGGCGGTCCCCATTCCGTGGAATTTCTGTGAGATACTTTTTATACATGTTATGCAATAAAAGAAAGACCCCTACCCCCCTTGCCAACCCCCCGGTACGGAACGTTCCGTCTCATATATACGTGAGACGAGACGTCCTGTCTCGTTTACATAGTACGATCCGTCTCATATAGCCTGTCTTGTATTACACCTGTAACATAGGGAGGGGAGGCGATTGAAACTAGATGCTTAGTTGATATCAATAAAC